TCAAATAAATTAGATGTACCTAATTGAAGTTTATTATCCACAACTACAGTATTTGTTTTTGAACCTGTAAAATTAGGACTTTGTGTAGATGTTGCGACTAAATTTAAACCTTTTATATTCTCAATAATAGCAACTTTACTAACAGCATTTCTTGAAGGATTACCCACCTTATCTATAGCTTTAATAAAATATGTGCCTGTCATAGCGGGTACAATTACAGTATTTGCGGGTCTTGATACTTTATCAGCTATATCTATAGAATTAGCATATGTACCCCCACTAGTTTCCCTACAATGCCTTATTCTATAATGTGATAAATCTAAATCGCTTACTGGTGTCCACCCTAAATGGGCTTCTGTTCCAATAATATTAACACTAAAGTTTGTTACATCTTCTGGGGGTTCTGTTTTACCTACAACTTGATGTTGTATTGAAACAAATGAAGAACGACTAACAGAACTTACCGACCTTGCTCTAATATCATAAACTACGTTGTCTTCAACATTCACTAATTCAAATTGTGATGAACTTCCACGACCTAAATTTATAAAAACAGAATCGGTTGATCGTTTTGCCTGTACTTCAAAATCAGTAATAAATAAATCTGTTGCTGTAACATTTACCAATAATACAGCTATAGCTTCTTCATTTCTTGCCCTTAATTCATCTGTTGCTGAAACTGTAGGGGTTTGTACTATAAATGGATTTGGTAATACAGTATCAACTATTTCATCTGGTGCTGTTTGTGTTCCAAAAGAATAATATGAATCTTGATGTTCTGATAAAGTCAAACCAACTGAATGGTCTGCGTTCAATGTCATTCCTTGAACTCTAAAAGGTTTTGCAGAAAATGCGGGTGTTGCATGGGTTATGTTGACTATATCCCCAATAGATAAATCCAATGCTGTTGCATCTGCTTTTAATGTTACATTTAAACTAGACCTAGACCGCCTTAATATTACCTCTGCCATTTCTTCTGCTTGAAATTTATTCGTAAGCATAGAAAAATCAAATCTGCCCTCTAATAATATTCCACCATCTTCGGCTAATAATGTTGCGTGTTGGTCTGCTGTATCAACAAAAGTTTCATCAGAAGGTGGAAATTGTGCTGAATCAGATTGATAATTTTTATCTGGACTTATAAAGTTTACAATTACTCTATTATATCTGGAATTTTTATTTTTACTTAAAACATTAATGCCACCTAAAATATTATCTTCTGTTAGTGTTATTGATGCTGAACCTGTTGTTTCAACTAATATATTATATTTTCCACCAGAAAAATTAAGATAAGACCTAGAACCCCTTACAAAATCTTTAACATTATCTATAGCTTTTTTTGCTGTATCAACAACTGTATGACTATTCATCAAATCTATTGTGTTAACAGATGAAGGACTTTCTCCAACATCTTCATAACCAACCCCAAAAGGGTGTATAATAAAAAACGAACCACCTAAAGGTTGGAATTGTGTATCGCATACATCTGTTGCTGTTTGCCAATCTGCAAAATTACTATCAAAATAAGTATCTGTAATACCCATTCCAAATCTATCATTTCTTAAGTAATCTAATAATTGCAATATAGGGTTATCAGAATATTCCCAAGTTGAACTTGTGTCTTTCCTGTGGCTACCGCTTCCACCTGTAACAGTTCCATCTAAATTAGGGTTATATACCTTTCTACCCTTAACTAATGCCTGTACGTTTGGTATAGACCCGAATTTATCTGCGTTCCATTCAAACCTTAAAGCCAAATAAGCTAATCCAGATAATTTATGACCAGATGACCAACCGCCAACCCCTTGTAATAGTGAAGATGCTTCTTGTGTGTCTGAACCAAAGTGTGCTTCAACTGTTATTAAACTTTGTGAATTATCTGTATCATAAAAATTTTGATCTGAATCTCTAACAGTTCTTTGCACATTATCGGATATAACCCCAGATAAACCAACTCTTTTATCATTAACATATAATGCAGTTACTTCACTTATTTCGCCTTCACTTAATACAATCGCCATATATAAATATTTATTATCATCTCCAGATGTTTTTAAAAATACAACATTACCGCCAACTTTTCGTGTTCCATAAATTATCGGTATATGGGCATTTGCACTAAATTTATTTACTAATATTCCTTTTGCATTTTGATCTGGTCTTAGTGTGCCGAAATCTGGAATATCTGGCATTGGTATAAGCCAACTAATGACATCATTTATAATGTCTGTGATACCATCAATAATATCATCAATAATATCAATTATGTCATCAATAGGATTCCAACCGCCCATTTAGGCTAACCTCCAATTAGAACCCATATTTTGAAATCCTAATTTTTCAAAAACTGGGTCTATATGTAAACCAGATGTAATTGATAAAACTATCGGTAAATCTTCTGAAACTTTTTTGACACTATCAATTAATAATTTAACTAATTTAAAATTTCTAAAATCTTTTTTAATATAAATAATTTGTATTTGCATTATTTGATCTCGACTAAAAAAATATTCAGATTTATTAAACATACAACAACCAACTAATTCATCATTGTCTAAATCTTTCATCAAAAGTATTTTGCCCTTATCTAAAATAGCATTAATAAAATACATACCTTTTTTTCTATCAACGTCTGGATAATCAGCTTCACAATCTTTGTTTTTATATTCTAATAATAAATCATAAATAATTTCAATATCTGTTTTTTCAGCATAATATAAATGGGTACTTGTCATTCTCTACCCCACTTAATATCTCTAACTGTCAATGCACTAAATGCCATACCAAAATCATTAGAAAAAAATCGTCTTTGTGAATTATCTGTGGTTGTCCTTCCACTTGTTCTACTAAAATTTCCCCAATGGGAACTAACAATTAAAACTAATGTTGCTGTTGATGTATTATCAGATATTTTAAATTCATCGACATTTCCATAAAATAATAAAAATGGGTCTGCAATTAATGCCAAACTAGAATTTAAATAACCTTGATAAATAAAAACATCATCATTTATTATATTCTCGGTTAATGCTAGTGCTATGTACGTTTGATCTACACCAGATAGGCTAACCGACAAACTATTCTTAGTTGGTGTACCTGTTTCTTGTACCCCTGTAATACCCCTTAAATGTCCATTAGATAGGTATGTTCTTGATGTTCCAGAAACACTAGATGTTAGATCAAAACTTGCATTGGTTAAATATATTGGGGTTGAAAAACCTATCTCTACTAAAATAACTGGTTCTATTATTCCTGTGGCTAGTTCTGTTTTTACTGCACTTGTTAAACCCCTAGCCATTTACAATGCCTCTACAACATCAAACTCATAACTAAATAATAAATTACCATCACCATCATTTTGACCTGTTGCAAACTCTTGGGCATCACTTGTTAAATGAACATTAAATGGAACAGAATCATAAGTAACCGAACTATCATCTGTTAAGGCAGTTCTTAATGGTGGTTCTATAGTAACTGTGGAAGCATTACTAGAACTTGTTACATCTTCAACAATCATATAAACCTTATCATGTGCAAATTTTATTAAATCACCCGCTTTTAATCTTCCCGCACCATCACCCGCAAAACCATCTATAGCTATTGTCGTATCAGCTACAGCATGAACTCCATTAACTAACAAAGTTCCAGTTTCATTGCCCTGTGCGTTTAAATAGCTTGGAAATGTAATGGTAAAGTTTTCTTGTCTTGATCTTTGTTTCATAATAAATGCCATGATAGGTGCAAATTCAGACCTTTTCATAGGTGGATATTGAACTGTAAAACTAAATTTTTGTCCCTGTACTTGCCTTCTAAAAGTCTTTCCGCTATCTGTTTGAGATAACAAAGTCTTTTGATTGCTCTTAAAATTAACAGCAGTAAAGTTTGTATTTGGTAATGCTCCACTCATACTATTGCCATTTTACCCTTTTCATTTACAGCACTATTTATAAGATTAACTATAGTACCCCTAGAATTAACTAATAATTCATTAAATCCCCTAGCATCAACTGTGCTTATATTGAAGTTTACTGTAACTTGCTTTCCCATGCCACCTAATTGATTATTTGGAACTATTGTACCCGCTTGATCTGGAACAAATAATTCTGCACCTTTTTCACCAACAATACTAGGTTGTCCAACTGGCGGTCTACCACCTTTTTCAAAACCTTTAATTTTATTAATTAATGATGCACCAAAAGCCAACGCACCGCCTACAGCAACAATATTAAATGGAAATGGTATTGATGCGAAAGTTTTCATAGCACCTTCATAAAGGCTTATAAATGCTTTTTTTAGGGCATCTGCTTTAAATAATGCCATTGATTTTTTAAATGCCATTTGCACCGCTTCACCTATTAACATTTCTATAAATGACCTAACAACAAATCTTGCTAAATCACCAAAATTTAATTTACCTGTCATTACAAAATCTGTTAATGCAGTTTTTAACTTGCCAAAACTTGCTTTTCCTATTTCTTCAATTTGCTTAAATCCAGTTTTACCATCTTCCATAGCTTTTTGAAAACCAAACCCAAATGCTTCAAAAGATTTGGTAAGTAAATTTGTATCTTCATTCATCTTTTGTATTGTTATTCTAGTGTCTTCTAATGGTACAGCTATTAGTGCATTTGATAATTGTTGAATCATTGCTTCAAGTGCTGAAAATTCTTGTGAGCCAAGTTTAAAACTTTCTTGAACCTTCATCATTTCTTCAACTGTAGTTGCAACACTTCTAGCAACTGTTTTGAAACCTCTATCCCCTTGTGTTTTAAACAATTCTACTTGGTCTAAAAGAATGTTAAATTCTTCTTTAAAATCTTCTATTGATTTTGGTTTTTCAAACATTTTAAAAAATTTATCTAAATTATCTGTAGCTTCTGCAACTGCTATCCCTATACCCGCTAAAATTCCTATTAATGTTGTTTTGGAAAACCTTGACATTGCAACCATAGCTAATCTAACTCTGCCGATAGCAAGTGCCATACCTAAAAATGATTGGGTTATTTTAAAAACAACTAAACCCATTCCTATAGCTTTTATTGTTTCAAAATTATCGCTTAAAAATCTTACACCTTTTCCCGCTAAAATTACTGCATTTGATAAGCCTTCACCAACCGCCCTAGCAACCTTTTGTATGACTTCTTCATTTTCTTGTAGTGCATTATCTAAAGCACCAAATTCAGACTTTAGACCTACAAAAAAACTTTCGGCTACTGTTTTTTGGAAGTTAAAAAACTTATCGCCAATCATTGAAAGAGTACCCTCTAAAGTACCCGCTAAATCTTTTGTTGCACCTGCCAAAGTTCCATCTTTACCAAATGCTTTTCTAAATGCTACTGCTGTTTCCTCTGCGGTAACTGTTGCACCCGCTTTAAAACCTATTAAATCTCTTACTCCCCTTTCTCTAAATAAATCAGCACTTGCTATACCCGCTGAAAATGACCTTTGAATTTGTTCTGATGCTGTTCTAAAATCTAATCCAGTCAAAGATGCGACATTACCAGTAATTTCAAGCATTTCTGCTAGTTCATCTGCATCTTTAGATACAACAGCTAAACTTCCCGCACCCGCTTGAATTTGCTCTAAGCTAAAAGGAACTTTTGAAGCAAACTTTGACATAACATCAAATGCTTTTGCACCTTCTTCGACACTACCAAATAAAAATTTTAATCTGATTTGTAATGATTCAACTGATTTTCCAACGTCTATAAAAGACTTTATTGCGACTCCCGCACCTAATCCGACTAAAGCATTTTTAAGATTGAATACTGAACTTTTAAGACCATCTACACCTTTTGTCGCTGAACTCATAGCCTGTCTGGTCTTATCTTTGGCTATAATGTCTATATTTACTTGTTTTGTTGCCACTATCTTTGAGCCTTTGCTAGTCTTTCTTGTCTTTCTCTTTCATCATTCTGAATTTGAAAGTATGCTAACCACATATTAAACTCATCTACTGACATTTGCAAGATTTCGGAAACTGTCTTATGTAGCTTTTCAGCCAACCCAAAAATATTATGTAATTCTACGTTATTTCTAAGTTTTTTTTA